AGAAAATTCGAATGGCGGACGCACCTGCGACATATGCTTACTAGTTGTGCGGCTATATCTATCCTCATTGGCATACCAACAGTTGGTTTGGCGCACCCACGCGTAGATAGGGAAGTGGCTTCCATAGCTATAAACCACGTAGGTATTAGCGTCAGTCCAATCGCCGTATAGGGTTTTATTCTTATTCTGAAATGGCTTTAGCTTGGTTACATAGTCGCGGCATTGCCAGTTTGTGAGTCCCTTTTTCATTGCCTAACCCTTTCGTTGTGTGTTTTGTCCACAAGTTCGAGCATTGCACGAATCAGCGCTTGTGTCAAATGCACACAAGTTCAACGGGTTGCCGGAGTGAAAATGTAAAGTTTGTTTGTAGACTGAAACTTTACACGGATGTAAAGTTAGCTGGAAATGTAAAGTTTGTTTGTAGACTGAAACTTTACACGGGTGTAAAGTTTGGTAGTGGGAGCCACAAAATGTAAAGTTTGGGAGGGAAACTTTACATGCGATAATCTAAAAATTGTGGCAACAATATGGCAATAATCTAAAATGTATCGGAGAAATGCCTTTGAAAACAACAATAATATAAATAATCTAAAATTTTTTCGTAGGGGTCACCAAAAAATAAAAATTTTGAGGGGGGAGAGTGGCGCCGCGTTTTCGTGTGTGGGACAAAAAAATTTGGAAATTTGGAAAGGAAGACACAAATTTCTCTATATTATTAGATTATTTATCTTAAACTCTATATATATATATAGGAAAAACAAACACATATGGTATTAAAATGTAAAGTTTCGGGGCAAAACCGAGTGTAAGTTTCTTTTGGATTGTTGCCCTAAATTTTAGATTGTTAGATTAACTCAATAAAATCAAATACTTGGCCCGGTAACCCTTGAGTAGCATTTTTTGGTGCGCCCGGTAACCCTTGAGTGAAATATATGTCTACAAAATCATGGCTAAACCTATTGGATACAGAGAAAATAATCCTAGTCTATAGCTTTGCCATTAGCTTGTGCTTTGCTATGGGCTTAGACTTGACCGTTCGGGGCAGGAAAGCGCGTTGCGCCGGGGCAGGGTCGCGCCGGGTATGTGATAGGCGAGAGGATCGACAGGGAAGGCCGTAGGATGCGGCGAAAATCCGGGGCGCTACTACCCTAGCCAAAAATAAACAGGCTATTGGGGAGCCTTCCTAGCCTATTCTATGAATGTAAACAAACGGGTAAAGAAAAGCCCCGGCAATGCCGGGGCTAAGATTAGAAAAGATATTGTGCAACGACTGTCATTGCTAGCGCGACAGCCAATAATTCAAGCTCGTGTAGCATTTTCAGCCCCTTTCAGGATAAACCCGTATTTTTCCACCAACGCCTTGGAAACAGCGCGCTTGCGCTTGGCATAAACGCCCACCAGAATTGTGCGGCTCTTGCCCTTGTAATGGCGAACAATTGCGATTTCGTTAATTTTTTGCATGGTATAACCTCTTGGCAGGAAACGAGAAAAGGCCGGGGACTAGCCCCGGCCAGTGATAGAGATTATTCGCCCTTTTTGGAAAGGGCAGGCTCGTTCTGGGCTATAAAAGCCTTAATAATTTCAGCGTTTTCCAGAATAGCCTCAATCTGATTACGATAGAAGCTAAAGGGATAGCGTGACAGGCCGTATATGCAAAGATTACCTTTACCAGAGGGAGAGAGTTTAACAGTAAAGCGATTAGCAGGGGCAGCCTTAGCAGCCTTTAACGTAGCGTTTTCAGCCTGCAGGCGCTTTATCATCTCAAAAAGCTGCTCATTAGAGACGGATTCCGTAGCGGCGGGTTTCTTAGAAGCGATTGCCATAGTCTTAACCTTTCCATTGCCAAACCCGACGGACAGCCCGACGGGTTGTGTCCATTATGCACAAGCCGGGGTCGTTGTCAAATCGCTGCAATATCAATAGCTTATGCCTTAGACTAGGCCGTAGGTATAGTATGTCAACATGAATGTCAACCAAGGCCGTCTTGTATGACAACAGAGGGGGGTAGGCAGGGGGGGGCCACATGGACAGGCGGCGCGCGGGGCCGGTAGGGTGTAGTAAACCTCGTAAAACAAGACCCCAAAAAACGAAGTTGTGTAAAAAATACACAAGCTCAGGGGTGAAGCTGTGTAAAAAATACACAAGCTCAGGGGTGAAGCTGTGTAAAAAATACACAAGCTCAGGGGTGAAGCTGTGTAAAAAATACACAAACAAAAACGGGCGGGCCAAAGTCTGCCCCAACTCAACCGCTTGCCATCCCCGCAATCCCAGTTTACTTTCTCCACATGTCACTTGCATACGACTCCACGCGTTGGACAAACCGCCTAGCCTTCGACATTGCGCTCAGACTTGAGGGCAGTGGTGAGGAGGTCGATGAAATTTTGGAGCGGCACAGCATCCAAGCGCAAGACTTGTTGTCATTCAATAAGGACCCGATCTTTCTCAAGAAGGTGGAAGGTTATCGGGACGAGATTCGTGACAAGGGCATTCTCTTCAAGACCAAGGCGCGGCTGCAGGCTGAAGAGCTTCTCACAACCTCTTGGTTATTGATTCACAATCCTGACGTAAGCGCAGCGGTCAAAGCGGACCTCATCAAGTCCACGGTGAAGTGGGCTGGTCTGGAGCCGAAGAATGAACCAGTGGATTCCGGCGCGGCTGGCGGCGTGCGCATAATGATAAATCTCGGGGGTCAGGAGCTTGGAAGTGCAAGGCTTATCGACGTTGATGCGTCAACTCCTGCAGACTCTGAGATTGAGGCCGAGGCCAGCGACGTTTGACTTCACAAGTCTAAGCGAAGCGACTCTGATGGAAAAGTTGTTGACAATCCAGAACCTGTCCTACCAGACTAAGATACTCAAAACCAAGCGCGCAGGCGTGATCTACCGGATCACTGTGCTGGATCAGACCCATGGCTCTTGACATCAATTACACGCCCCCGCCGACGGGGGTTAAGTTCATGGGGTCCGACGCGAAGATGCGCGTACTGCTCGGGCCGGTTGGTAGTGGCAAGTCTGTCACCTGTTCGTTCGAGGTCATCCGTCGGGCGTCCATGCAGGAGCCGAATCAGAACGGTGTGCGCAAGACGCGCTTCGCTGTGGTGCGCGAGACGGCGAGGCAGTTACAGGATACGACGATCAAGACGTTTCTCGATTGGTTCCCACCGGGGGTGTGCGGCGACTACATGCGCACGACCAAGACGTATTTCTTCAAGGTGGGCGACGTCGAGAGTGAGATCATGTTCCGTGCGCTTGACGACGCGGACGATGTGGCGAACCTCAACTCGTTGGAGCTTACGGGCGCGTGGTTCAACGAGTGCCGCGACATTCATCCTGACATCGTGGACGCGATGTCTAAGCGTATTGGCCGCTTTCCGTCCAAGAAAGACGGCGGGCCGACATGGCATGGAATGTGGGGGGACACCAACCCGCCGACCATGGACACATGGTGGTACTACCAGCTTGAGCATCTCAGCCCTGTGGATGGGGTCAGCTTCAACGACAACGGCTGGGATGTGTTCAAGCAACCGTCGGGTCGTAGTCCCTACGCCGAGAACATAGAGAACCTCCCCGATGGGTATTATGATACTCAAGGTCGATCAGACGAGTACATACGGGTTTATATCGACGGAGAGTATGGACTCTCCAGTGCAGGTCTACCTGTTTACAAATATTTCCGGCCAGACTATCATATGGCCTCTTCTCGACTCCGGCCCATTACCAACGGAGTCCGTCCAATCATTGTGGGCATGGACCTTGGCCTCACACCTGCCGCTGTCATTGGACAGCAAGACCCGCGCGGGCGCGCACTGATATTTGCCGAAGCGGTCAGCTTCGATATGGGCATTCAGCGTTTCGTTCGCACAGTCCTCAAGCCGTTGCTGTATGAGAAGTTTTCAGGGGCCACCATCATGGTGGTGGTCGATCCCGCTGGCGTGCAGAGGGCGCAGACTGACGAGCGCAGCGCGGTGGACATCATCAAGGCCGAGGGGCTTCGGGTCATCCCAGCCCGCACCAATGCGGTCGCGGCGCGCATCAACGCGGTGGACGAGTACCTCATGCGGCAGGTTGACGGCGATCCTGCCTTCCTCGTTGACCCCGGCTGCACCAACCTCAAGGCGGCGATGATGGGTGGCTACCGCTACAAACCCAAGAGTGACGGGGCTATCGACAAGAACTCCCACTCCCACGTTGCCGAGGCTCTGCAGTATCTAATGTTGCATTTGCATAGCGTCTCCGATGGGGCGACACTCCAGCAGCGTAGAGAAATCAAGTCTTTTTCGTCTGTCGGGTGGACATAAGGTATATAGTAGTTTAATATCCTTCGTATTGAGGAGGGTATTATGCCTAAAATGATAGACGTCACAGGTGAGGTGTTCGGCAGACTCACAGCTATTGAGCCTATAAAACAGCGCGGCAAAAAAGAAATATACTGGCGCTGTCAGTGTTCATGCGGAAAACTAACGCTTGTCATGGCGCAGAATCTTAGAGAAGGGAAAATCCAATCTTGTGGGTGTTATAAAGCGGAACGTGTGTCTACAAGATTATCAGTACATAGGCATAGCCGTATAGGGGCTGCACAGAAACCATCGCCGGAATATAAAGCGTGGTGTGCTATGAGGGACCGATGCAATCGCCAGAATCATATAGCATATAAAAATTATGGCGGGCGTGGAATTAAAGTCTGCAGTGAGTGGGAAGCGTCATTTACTGCGTTTCTAGCTCATATAGGCCCGAAGCCAACGCCTGCGCACACAGTCGATAGAATAAATGTAGACGGCAATTATGCGCCGGGGAATGTGCGTTGGGCTACGCGCAAAGAACAAGCGGCCAATAAGCGACTACGTATATAGACATAACTCATTGACGGTGCTATAGCTGTGGACGGAAGACCTCCCACGGCTTTTCCATTGCCTCTTGACTTGCCCCGGCGGCGCTCTCCCTTCGTCGTCGGGGTATTTTTGTTTGCATATCAGTCCCGTGTGGGCTATGCTTCATCAGGCCACGAGGCTAGGTGAGTATGTCTGACCTAAAAATTTCTGAACTCCAAGACGGCGCATCCGCCCAATCGGCGGACGCTATTCCTATCGCACGTAGCGGTCAGAACTATTATCTTACAGTTCAGTACCTCAAGAATTTCATCTACGGATCGTCTGGCCAAGTCTCCATTGCGGCAGGCAAAACCCTCGCAATCAATAACTCGATTACGCTGAGTGGTACGGACGGCGTCTCCATCGACTTCGGCTCCGGCGGCACCTTCGCCTACGCCTCTGATGGTCTGGGACAGTTCGCGTCCACCACATCGGCGCAGTTGCGCAGCGTCATCTCTGACGAGACTGGCACTGGGTACCTCGTCTTCTCTAACAGTCCGACGCTGACGACGCCTGATCTTGGCACGCCGTCGGCTGTGACGCTCACCAACGCGACGGGTCTGCCCGTCAGCACTGGCATCTCTGGGTTCGGCACGGGTGTCGCTGCGTGGCTGGCCACGCCTTCGAGCGCCAATCTCCGCACGGCTGTGACCGACGAGACTGGTTCGGGCGCACTTGTCTTCGCTACGTCGCCTACGCTTACGACGCCTAACCTCGGCACGCCTTCGGCGGCTACGCTTACCAACGCGACGGGATTGCCTGTCTCGACGGGTGTGAGCGGCCTCGGCACTAACGTAGCGACGGCGCTTGCGACGAATGTTGGGACTGACGGCGCGTTTGTTGTTAAAGGTGGTGCGCTTGGCACTCCCTCTTCTGGCGACCTAACCAACTGCACGGGCTTCTCGGTCGGCAGCATCGGCGGTCTTGGCACCGGCGTTGCGACGTTCTTGGCCACGCCTTCTTCGGCCAATCTTGCGGCGGCTGTGACCGACGAGACCGGCACGGGTGCGCTCGTCTTTGCTAATAGTCCGACGTTTACGGACGACATTACGCTTGGCACGCAGTCTACGACACGCGGCTCCATCGTTCTCGCCAATACGGCGTCTGGGTCTAAGGCTGTTACGCTTCAGTCGTCCAACTCAACGGCTGCGGCTTACACTGTCACGTTCCCTGCGGCTGCGCCCATCAACGGCTATTATCTGCAGACCGACAGTTCGGGTAATTTGTCGTGGGCTGCAGGCGGCGGTGGCGGTGGCGGTTCACCCGGCGGCGTTACGACCAACGTACAGTACAACTCGGCGGGCAATTTCGCTGGTGATGACGCCTTCGCATGGGATGATACGAATCACGCCCTGACCATTGGCACTGCGTCTACGACGACCGGCACGCTTAAGTTTGGTCATGCGTCCAGTTCTTATTTGACGAGTATCAAATCAGGCAATGCAACGGCTGCGGTCACTTATACGCTGCCTACGGCTGATGGCTCGACGACGGATGTTCTCTCAACCAACGGCGCTGGAGCGCTTTCATGGCGGTCAATTCCTGATCCTGTCGCCATGGCCCTAGTTTTCGGGAGCTAATTGATGGCGCTTAAAGGTCAACCCATATCGCTCGGCACCTCGGATACGACGGTATATACTTGCCCGGTCTCGACGGAAGCCAGTGTTCACGGCCTCGTTATCGGCAACAATACCGGTTCAGCGGCTACCTTTACTCTTAAGGTCTACATCCAGTCTACGGCGACGACGACCACGGTTGCGACCGGTATTTCTGTTGCAGCTAACTCGACCTATACGTGGCCCAAGCCCATCGACGTCAATGCTGGCGACATCATTAAGATCGCCGCCAGTTCGCTCAGCACACTGGTCGCGCTGTATTCGGTCTATGAGGGCAGCAATCCGCCGGTTGCCGTAGGCTTCACGCCCCGTGGTACTTGGTCATCGGTAGCGAACTATGTGACGAACGACGTCGTCACGCGCTCCGGCTCCTCCTACCTTGCGCTGCAGGCCAGCACTAATCAGGACCCGACGACGGCTACATCTTACTGGATGGAGTTGTTTCAAGATACCGGCGATGTCACAGGCGCAGCGTCTTCGACGGACAACGCGATTGCACGCTTCGATGGTTCGACGGGTAAGGTCATTCAGAACTCGGCGGCAACCGTTGCTGATACGACTGGCGATATCACAGCCGGTAAATATAATGGCCTGACCGTTTCGACGACGACCGGTACGCTGACGATTGCTAATGGCAAGACGTTGGCGACTGACAACAGCGTTACGTTTGTTGGCACAGATGCAAGCACTGTGTCTTACGGTGCTGGTGGTACGGTCGCCTATACGTCGAACAAACTATCAGCGTTTTCCTCTACGACGTCCTCTGAACTTGCTGGCGTGATTTCTGATGAGACCGGCACCGGCTCTCTAGTCTTCGCCAATTCACCGTCTTTTACGACGCCGACGCTCGGTGTGGCCTCGGCTACTTCGGTCAACAAAGTCACATTGACTGCGCCTGCGACGGGCGCGACCCTGACGCTTGCCGATGGTTCGACTCTCATTACATCGGGTGCGCATAGCACCACGCTGACGACGTCTGGCACGACGGCGCTGACTCTCCCGACTAGTGGTACGGTGACAGCGCTGGGCAACTCGGTGACGGGTTCGGGCAATATTGTTCTTGATACTTCACCGTCTCTGACGACGCCGACGCTCGGTGTGGCCTCGGCTACGACGATCAATAAAGTCACGCTGACTGCGCCTGCGACGGGTTCGACCCTGACGATTGCCGATGGAAAGACTGCAACTGTCAATAATACGTTGACACTTGCTGGTACTGATTCGACGACGATGACTTTCCCTGCGTCGTCTACGACGGTCGCGGGCCTTGCGATTCAACAGGCTTATACCAAGCAGCAGTATTTCTCTGTTGCTACGCTGACTGACGGCGCGTCCATCTCGTGGGATGTTTCGACGTCACAGAAAGCCAAAGTAACCCTTGGTGGCGCACGAACGATGGCGGCGGTGTCTAACCCAGTTGAAGGTGCGACATATTATCTATATGTCTTCCAAG